AAAAGCTGGTAAAGCAGCTCCGAAAGCTTCGAAACCAACATCTAAAGCCTTTCGCTTAGGTCAAAAAGAAGACGCTGGGAAAGTTTAGACCCTCACTCAGTCAATAAATAATTATTGACTGGATTGAGAGGCTAATCTCTCTCTAAAATTCAATCATTAAGGTTCCCTCTATGCTCAGCATAGTCTCGGCGGATGGGTAAAGTCCTTCGTAAAACAATGCCTAATGAAAACGAAACTCCTACAATAGAGACCACAACTCTACCTCAAGGAGAAAACCAGGAACATTCTGGTGCTAACCAAACTGGTCCTGCAAATGAGGGTCAAGGTTCTGTGACTGATGCTGAGATCGCAGCTAAAGAACAGAAGAAAGCTAATCTTGACAAAGCCATCGCTGAAGCAGAAGAAGAACTTCGCAAAAAGCGACAAGCAGCCAAGCAACAAGCTGAAAATAAAGAAGATGAGGATGAAGAAGAGGAGGAAGAGGAAACTCCACAATCCATGAACGTCCAAATCGACTTTAACGATCCCGCTGCTAAAGCCTGGGATAAACATATTCGAAAGAATGTTAGTCCTATAGCTCAGGAGCGAGAAGCGGAAAAAGCTGAAATCCGCAAATTTGCTATAAAGGAATTTCTAGCAGATAAACCAGCAATAGCTCGTGATCCAGAGAAGATTAAAGAGCTTATGGAAATGTACCAACGCGTCGCAACTAATACCGGACTCACAAAGGAAGGTGTTACTGCAGACTTAAGCCGGGCCTTCGGTGCGTTATATCATGAACAGCTCGTCGAAGCTGCTAAAACCCAGAAGTTCGATAGAGTGAAAGAAATGGAACTCTTCTCGGACCCTGGTGTCGACAAAGGTGCAACTGGATACGTTAATGAAGAACGAAAGATGCCAAATCTTTCACCTGATGATTTAAAGGTTCTCAACAGCTGGGGATTAACTCCAGAACAATGGTGGGAAATGCAGAAAAATCAATCATCTGAATAACGTAGAATAAAGGTCGCGTTGTGCCAAGAAATATAAACAATCACAACATATGTCTAGAACAATTTATGGTGCTGAGTTAAACAAAACTCCTGATGGTAAAGGTGCAGTTAACTTCGACGGTGGTAAAGTTATCGGTAAAAACTCCGAAGCTTTTACAGCTGGCGATCCCGTAACTATCGCTTCCGGTCTACTCGTGGTAGCTGGAACAACTGATACTATTTATGGTATTGTTCAAAAAACTCAGACTATGGCTTCCAACAACCAAACTGTTGATAAAGTAAAGCCAGTTGTACTCGTTCCTGATTTGGGTTACCAATTCTTGATGGGTACTAACTCTGACCTTGCTGCAACTAATGTTGGTACTTACTACAAATTGACCGCTGCCACTACTGGTGCTGTTCAAGTTGATGTAAGTGCGGGTGCTATGACTGGAACTGCCCGAGTTGTTGAGTGTACTGCGGTAGACCCATTCAACGAAGGTGGAACCGGTTCAGGTTCAGGACTCCGTCAAGGATTGTTCAGATTTGTCAAAGTTACTAACGCTCAAGATTAATGAACTTACAACGTTTATTTGAATTAGCAGACCCTCGAATTCGTCGTATTTGGGATGAAAAGCAGACACAATTGTCTACTCGTCTAGAATACAGCGAACTAGGTTTGACTGACTATACAGCTGAAATTCTCGACTCTAAGTTTGAGAACTTCACTGGTCTTGGTATTGCTCAAGCAACTGGTGAACAAGAACCTTACTCTTATGAAGATATTGACGCTGGCGACAGTGTAACAATTACTCCGATTAAGTTTACTAAGGAAATCAATATCACAGAAGAAATGTTGCGTTTCAATCTATGGCCAAAAATCAACAATCTTGTTGGTGCTGTAGGAAATGCATTAAATGCTCGTATCGATACCGATGCAGCTAAGATTTTCTATCTAGGTTTTGGTACTACTTTCTTCACTGGTGGTGATGGTGTTGCATTGTTTAGTGCTGCTCATCCTATGGGTGACGGTTCTATTCAATCTAATACTCTTGGAACCGCACCGTTATCTTATGACAATCTGAAAGATGCTTGTCAGAAAATGGACCGATTCCGTGACGACAAAGGTATTCAATTGCTTCCTGCTCGCAAACTACGTTTAATCGTAGCTCGTGAGAATAAGGAACGCGCAATGGAAGTCTTAAAGTCTATCGGTAACCCAGACAGTGCTAACCGTGTAACTAACGTATTCACCAACGGTGAAGGTTATATTGATCTAAAAGTTGCTAACTGGATTCCTTCCGGTTACAGCAAGTACTGGTTCCTTATTGACCTTGAACGTGCATCCTACATGGCTTACATGGTTTGGGGATGGCGCCCACGTTTTGATAGCGACAACGTTATAAATAACGGTACCAAGGTTTACACCGGTTCTACTATGTTCCGTCCAGGATTCCAATCTTGGCAATGGGCCATCGGTAGTGCAGCTACAACCTAATCGAACGTCTCTATTCGTTTATTACTCAAGATAGAGCAGTTAAGAGGTTCTGTACAAAAACCTCAGTATCGGTTAAAGCGATACCTAATAATTAACAATTGGCAATCATGATAGGTACTAATCTACTTACTTTAGTTCCAGAGTCCACAATTATTCGTGTTGCTTTGGCCGATGCTACTCACCACGCCTGCGCAACATGTCAAAAAACTACCTAATTAAATAACAACTATGTTTACAACTCAAGTTGCATTACTAAATGCAGTTACAGAAGACAAAACAGGAGATACATTTGAAGTCGGAATGAGAAGCAAAATCTCAGTTCAGTTTATAGCTTCAGACATTACCTCCGGAAACGGTGTATTCACAATTGAGGTGTCAAATGACGGTATAAATTGGGTTCAATATAACCGTCTTAATGATAACCTCGCAAATTCAAATACACAGGGAGATACTCGTGTTGCTTCCTGTACTTTAAACAGTAACACAAATAAGATTTATTTCTTCCCTGAAGGCGATCACTTCCGTTATGTTCGTGCAAAAGTCGATGTTACGACAGACGGAACTTATAGTGCTCTTCTTCACGCAGTAAGTTAATTAAAAAACATGCCAAAATTCACAAGAGAAGATTTAGAACAGATGACTATTCGACAGCTACGTTTGATTGACATCAATTCTGTAGATGATGAAAGAATAGTACAAGAAGTTCTAAACTCAAAAATGGAGCAAATGACTCCAAATGTTGATATCTCCGATCTAACGAAAGTAGATATCAAAACTCCTGAGCAGGAAGCAGAGGTTCAAGCTCAGATTGATGAACGTAGAGCCGCTGCGAAAGAGCGAATGCTCTCAAATACTATCCCTTCTGATGACACTGGAACACTCGCAGAGGAAGCATCTCAAGTGGATGATAAAACTATTGATGAACAACCAAAAGTTGAACCTGGGTCCAACCAGGGTGATAGCAAATTCATCGATTATGTAGTTACTGAAGACGATATTATAAATAACCCTCAGTTTGCTGAAAGAGGAATCGTTATTGGAGAAATCGTTGAAATTCCAAACCCAAATTATGAAGCTCCAGAAAAACCCGAAGCTAAATCAGAAATTGAATTAAACAAAATGAAAAAAGATGAGTTGATTGCTTACGCTCAAGAAATTGGATTAGAATTTGATGACGATAAAGTTACAAATAATCCAGAACGCATTAAAGCAATTCTTGATTTTCAAAATAAAGAATAATTATGCAAATTAGACCGTTAATTCAACTTAGATATGGTAGAATAAATGAACCTGTGCGTATTCCTATGTACCCACAGCTTGTTGATGCTACAAAAACTTTTTTGATAGCTGATACAGCTGAGGCATCAGGAACTTTAAGTGTGAAGAATATCACAGGCCTAGCTATAAACCAAATTCTATTAATTGGGGAAATTGGAAATGAAAATAGTGAAATTATCAAAACTCATCCAACTACTGCGCCTACAGGAAACACAGTTACTCTTGCGTCTAACACTATATTTCCTCATTCTGCTAACACTCCTGTATATGTATTAAAATTCGACCAAGTTGAAATTAGTAATGCTCCAACCATTGGAGGTGTTAAATCTGTTTTAACAACGACCGCTCTAGTAGCCGACTCTGAAACTACAGATTATAACGATACTACCTCTAATGCAGGTTATTACTATGCACGGTTTAAAAATTCAATTACAAATGTATTCTCTTCTTACTCCGATCCTGCACCTTATGATGGTTATACTTTATACAGCGCAAGAAGCATTATTGATAAAGCTAAAAATGCTATTAATAAATTTGACGATACACAAGTATTGACCGATGAGTTTGCATTTAGTGAGCTTGACAATTGTCAAATTGAATGTTTGAGAGAATTCAAACGTTGGAGTTTTATGCAAGAATTTAACACAATTATAGGTGAGGCTATTGAGAACCAACTCCGAATAGCTTTGCCTACGAATTGTGATGACCAAGAAACTACTAAAAGTATCTATAATTTCCGTCTTGGTAAAAACCCAGATTTAATTTGGATTGACAAAGAAGAATGGGATGCTTTAATGGTAGGAATTGCATATACAACTCTAGCAACTTCTATCGCTTTAAATGATTTAACTATCGTATTAACAGACTCTAGTGATTTTGACGATGAAGGTGTAGTCTACATTGGTGGAAACTCTTATGAGTATACTAATAATAATAGAGCAACAAATACATTAACAATAACAGCTGCAACTACAACAAACACAGCTGGTGAAGATGTAACACAATCTCCAAATACAGGCCTCCCAACGTACTTTACAGTATTTGGTGGCTATGCTTATTTCTACCCTCAAGTTAGTGCTAGTTATAGCGGACTTAATTTCTATCTTGATTATTATAAGAGTTTAACTCAAATTCAACGTGATAGCGATAATATTGTTTTACCAGACCCAACTGTTGCACAATACTATCTTGAGTGGAAATTCCTTAAAAAGATTAATAACGGAAGCGAAGACGCTGCATCTCTCGGAGCGAAAGCTAATTATGTCGACCGTAGAGAGCAGATGAAACGAAAAGAATGGATTAATCGTAAATTCATATTTAAACCTGAATAATTATGACACTATTTCGAAGAAACAAAAGGCCATATGAAAATAGAGTCGTAGCAGTTCCTGTTGCTGGCTCTATTGGCGCTACTGGTCCACAAGGAGCTACTGGTTCTCAAGGCCCCGCTGGTCAAGGAACCCGTGGAGATACTGGTCCGGTAGGACCAACTGGAGCATTAGGACCAACTGGAGCAACAGGTGCTACTGGTCCTATTGCAGCAACTGGACCAACCGGAGCAACCGGTGCTACTGGAAACACAGGTGCCCAAGGAACTACAGGACCAACTGGTCCACAAGGAGCTACTGGACCGACAGGACCTCAAGGTGTCACTGGCCCACAAGGTGAAGCACTCAATTATAGAGGAGATTGGAATAATACTGATACTTATGACCCATTAGATGCGGTTACTCATGATGGTTCTTTATGGGCAGCAACAACAACAAATACTAATTCAGAACCGACTTTAGTAAATACTGATTGGGTTTTAATTGGAGCACAAGGAGCTCAGGGTGAAACTGGGGCAACAGGCCCACAAGGTACCACCGGACCTACTGGACCAACCGGAGCAACAGGCGCTACTGGAAATACAGGTGCTCAAGGAACAACAGGTCCTACTGGACCGCAAGGTACAACAGGTCCAACAGGAGCCCAAGGTACAACAGGTCCAACAGGTGCTCAAGGAAGTACTGGAGAAACTGGAGCAACAGGCCCACAAGGAGCAACTGGAGCAACAGGCCCACAAGGAGCAACTGGTGCAGCCTCTAATATAAATATCCAAACATTTACCGCAACTGGTGCAGGGACTTGGACTAAACCATCATCAGGAAGTTTAGTTAGGGTTCAGGTTTGGGGTGCTGGTGGTTCTGGGGGGCGAGGCACTAATGGTAGTGTTGGTGGCGGTGGCGGAGGTGGTGGTAGCTATGTAGAAAAAACATTTGATATTGGTAACTTAGGGGCTACTGAGAGTATTAATGTTGGTGCGGGAGGGGCAGCAGTAACGACGGCTGCAACTGCTGGTGCTGTCGGTGGAAACACTACATTTGGAAGTGGTGCGACATTAGTTACTGCTTATGGTGGCGGAGGAGGTTCGGGTACTGGAACTCAGGGTGGTGGAGGAGGTGGCGGTGCAGGAACTGAAGGGGCGGGAGCTTCTGCTTCTTCTGCGGCAGGGGCTAATGGAGGTGATCCACGAGGTCTTGTTACATCAGGAGGTAGTCGATCAGGAGCTGGCGGTTCATCCAATACCCCAGGTATAAATGGTTCTGTCGGGGGTGGCGGAGGAGGAGGAGGAGGTGCAGGATCAACTGCTAATAATGTTCATACTGGCGGAGACGGAGGTTATGGTGGCGGTGGCGGAGGTGGAGGTGTTGATGCCACTAATGTTGCAACTTACAATGTTGGGGGTTCGTCATTATTTGGTGGCGGTGGAGGTGGTGGAAGTGCAACTGGTGGTGTTG